CTCTGTGGGCTTCTTCGTCTCCCCGGGCCAGAACACCTACCCGGCTGGCGTCCTCTGCCTAAGCTTCGAGGAAACGACGCCCTGATATCCTAGGTGGATGCTCGAATGGTCCACCCCCACCTGTATCGGCGCCCCGTCCTTCGCCTATCTGGATGGGGTGATCCTCGCCTGCGTCAACACCACGGCCTTTCAGGAGGCAGGGAAGCGATGGTGCGTGGAGATCTACCCAAGGGGACATAGGGAGCCCGGTCTGTACGCCTACACCTCGTCTAAGGAACGGGCCAAGGGCTACGCCGAGAGGTGGCTGGACCGGAGGCTTAGGGAGGGGTGGAGGCCTAGGGGCTAGCGGTGACCCCAGACTGACCCCGGCAATCCGATAAGTGCCTGATTCGTAATGATGCTCTGGGATGTGCTAAGATATCCTTAGTAGTTGTTTCTAGTCTTCTTCCCTAACCTTGACATGGTAGGGGTCACAAGTTCGATCCTTGTACCGCCCACCACTTTTCGCATGTGACTGACCCCGGACTGACCCCGCAAGCGCGGGACTTTCCGGGACAGATCATCCATCCATGCGTCAAGTGCAATACGCGCAGCACCCAGGTAATCGGGGTCGAACTTCGCGTATATCTCACTGGTCCCGGCCTTCTTGTGCCCGATCTGACCAGACACCTCCCAGTGCGGAACACCTCGGCGGCGTAGCTCCGTGGCTACTGTGTGCCGCAGCACTTTGGGTGCGAACCACACTGGCAGCTTCGCGGCTGCGCGCACCTTCGCCCACGACTTCTTGATCGAGCCGATCTTCTGGCCGTGCCAGTTCACGTAGTAGCCTGCCGATATCCCGGAAAGCTCGCGCTTGAGAGCGGCCGTCAGCGGCACGATCGGCCGGTACTTCTTGGTCTGCTGTCGACCTTCTGGGTTGAGCCGGATCAGGCTCGCATCCCAATCGAGCTGGAAAGGTTGAAGGTCCAGTGCAGCGTCACCTCGGCATCCGGTGCAAAGCCGGATCATGCAGTAGGTCCACAGATGGGACGTATCCGGGATCGCATTGAGGAACGCCGCTATCTGGTCGAGAGATGCTGTGTGCGGGTAGGGCTCTCCGATGGGCGGTAGCTCGATCCAAGGCACCTCCGTGACCTCCTGGCGCTTCCAGGCGCGATTCAGGGCAGCTTGCCCAACGCCAACCACCCGGCGCACGTAGCCCTCGCTGTAGCCCTTCCCGCGAAGCCACGCCACGAATTCCTCCTGAGCATCTACGGTCATATCCGTGATGACCCGATCGCCCCAGAACTCCGACCAGATAGCTACAGATCGCTTGGCTACATCCTTGCTGGGGATCTTGGTCCCGTGGCGAAGGAAGTAACGCGACAGCACTGAGGCAATGGGTGTCTCGGCTGACGGCTGATTCCTTACTCGCCCGTGTTCGATGAACCATTCGGCGAGGCGTTCTTTCGCCTGCTCAAAATCTGGTGTGCCAAGGCTAGCGCGCTGCTTGACTCCGGCATCGTCCCGCCAGGTCCTTTGCCAATTCGCGGTGCCCTTTCGGCGTTCAATGGAGTAGGGGCCGAGTTTGAAGCTTGGCATTCGCGGGCCTTCAAATAATCCGTGATGTGCTGTTCAGTGAATCGTGGCGACTTGCCCACCATGATGCAGGCAATCAGGCCACGTTTACGCCACCGGTAGATGGTGAGTTCGGTCACGCCGAGGTAATCCGCCGCCTCAGCTTCGGTGTAGAGGTGGGGTAAGCGTTCAGCCGCTCCCATGGTCTTCCTCCGTATACCCAAACCCCCGCATGATTTCGTCGGCTCTGCACTTGATCCAGTCGATGGGTTGATAGCCGATGATGGAGCCATATTCATCGATGGCCTGGACCAGCGCGTGGGCGTACAGGGCGTCGTGGCAGATATCAGGCGATTGAAACCACTCCACGTTATCCATATCCACGTAGACGTGCTCGGCAACCAGCCTGTTCTGGTCTATCTTCGTCCTCAGCTTCACTTCCCCACCCCCAGCGCGGCTTGTAGGGACCGGCGAACACGAGAGATCTGCGTTTCTATGCCCAGCCCCTTAGACTGTCTGTAGTACTCATCGAGAGCGGCAAGTGCCATCTCATCCGTCACCACCCGCCCCTCGATGTGGGAGCGGAGGACAACGAACGCCTCTCGGTCTCTCTCGTAACCACGGAAGTGGGTAGCAATGTCAAGCTGCTCAATCGCCTGCTCAACGGTCATTGTCATTTCGGTTCTCCTGGCAACGCCCACTTGTAGAAGTCTTCATCGCCTGTCTCGGTATGAGCAAGGTTGCCCTTGTTGTTGGTAGAGAACATGCCCACCGGCAGGTAAACGCGAGGGAATTCCCCGTGCCATACTCCTTTCCCGGTCGGTTTGCCATCGCTGTACTTCACGGGGCCACAAGCACTGCACAACCGCTTACCTTCTCGCTCAGGTGCGTACGACCAATCGAAAAGGTCTCGCATGAACTTGAAGCCTTGAGAGGCTAAGGCCGTGTTCTCACAGCACCCGCATACCTCACATTGGAACAGGCTCATTTCGTGTCTCCGGTGCGGGTGTTCCAGCGAGTCACGGCTGAATCGCCGGAATGATCCCAGTTATCGCCAGGGCAAAGCGTGTAGCATCCTTTACAATGGATAACCGGATAGGCTCGGTCATTCGGGTCATACGCCGAATGGATGTTGCATGTAGGAAGCATCAAGTAGCCATCGCTACCACAAAACGGACACGTTTTAAGCTCGCTCATTCCCCATCCTCCTTCGGTGGTGATGGTAGGGCAGGAAGTGGCATCCAGTGGGTGTATGGCGCACCCTCTTTCGGCCCACGGCTACCTCCTGGTGCTACTGCGCAGAAGTGGTCGTATGCATCTGCATGTTCAATCCACGAGCCTTCTTCTTTGGCATCGAACATCCGCTGGAACTTGCCATCTTCGTGCCAGCCTACAAGGACTTCGACACCATCAGGCGCCGACTCAATCGGCAGCCACCCACCCCCAGCCTTGGCTCGGGCTAGTCCAACCTCATAGCCACGATTCCAGGCTTCATCAACCTCATCACAGATGTCGCAAGCGTCGTCCGAATTGCCGTGCATGCAACTCATGGCTTCCCCTCCTGCACTGCGGCGATCATGGCTTTGTAGGTCTGCGATTCTGCGGCCATCCATTCACGGATAGCGCGGATGTATTCGCGATCACCGGCATCGCCAGCCTTTTCAAAATAGTCCAGACCTTCACATGCAAGTTCTCGTGTATGGTCCGGCACGACCGACTTGGCGGCTTCCTGCGCGGCGGGGTGGGTGTAGAGCGGGACAACCTCTGCGTCGAATTGCGCAGCGCGTTCACGAGCGCGTTTCTCGCTGGCATCGGCTACTACGCAACGCTCAGCCTCGTAACCGGCGCCGTCCCACGAATAAAGCCAAGCCACCGGCTTCGCATCCCCCTTCGCCTCTCGCGAGGTGATGTGGGCGTCGATGGCATCGGCCCATTTCTTGTAAATCCGCCCCCGAATTAAGTACGCATAACCATCAATGGATGAGTCGCGACCATCTTCTTCACAAGCCTTCTGCGAATCGCGTATATCTTTCAACAGATCACTTAGCGTCATCATTCGTCTCACTCCTGGCGATGGCTGCGTCGAGCCCGGTAGTCTCGATTTCTCTGCTTTGCGCATTCTCTACAGACACGAGACTTTCCCTTTGTTGGTTTAAGGTTGTCGCCTGAAAATTGGTGACCGTGTACACATTTGTCGCTCTTCTGCAAAGGAAGCCGACCTTTACTAGCCGCATCCCTTAGGTTGTCCTGATTGGTTCCAATGAAAAGATGATCTGGGTTTACGCACGAAGGGTTGTCACATTTGTGACAAACCATTAGCTCATCTGGCGCCTCCATCAGATATCTCGCGGCAACCACCATCTTCTTCTTTGACCTGTCATAAAAATAAGCTCTGTCGCCATTCTTCCCTGACATTGATCCTTTCCAGAGCCAGCATTCCTGAGTTCCGAGCCTGGTCACGAAATCCCAGAAATGATCAGAAGCGTCAATCATGGGTGTACCGCTCAGAAGTCGTGTTCATGACTTATCCGAATCATTTTCAAAGGCAGCTTGTTCCCATCCAAGATTCCAGAAGCCACGCTGCTGTGTTCCTAGCTTGTATGGGTTACTGTTCTTCTTTATCCCTTCACTAAAAGCGCGGTATCCATCTACGTATTCTTGAGTTTCCCAGTACATAACTCACACCCCCCCGCTCAATCGTTGTGGTGGTGGTGGATGGGCGGCGTTCTAGAGATTCCTCCGCCTCAAGCTGGTTGTTCTTGATGTGAGCCGGATATGCGAGTCCACTGTCACGAAGCCAGCAGCCTTCCGCCTCTGAGAAATAAGGTTCGCTCGTGTACCACCACCAGTTCTCATTGACATCCATTGCCAGCCACGTCGCATCTGACGGCGCATCCTTCCAATCAGGCTTCATCCCCACTCTCCTTTGATTCGCCGCATGCTTTGAGCCTGTCATGCATCATGGCAAGGGATGTCTCTTTGCCGAAGTAAGGGACAAGCTTGAGAAGCATCAGGTAGCACTCCCATATGTACTCATCATTCACACCGTCAGTCGTGATCATGGCGTTCCTCCCTCCAGGGCTTTGCGGGCGATGCGCGCAACAGAATCAACGATGACTTCGAATGACTCATCGTCATCCCATGCGAGAGCGTCAATATCAATCAACGCCTCCCTCAACCTATCCCGCTCGGCTCGGAGGGATTGGATGCGTTGGAGGGAATCAGGACCAAGGCCAAATTGAAGCATGAAGTCCTCAATGGCTTGTTCCTTCGTCTCGAAGCCAGAAAACGTTGATCTCGGGCACGTTGGATCAATATATCCCCACTCACCTTCGTCATCCGTAGGGGAATGAAACAGCTTAATACCTAGCAAGTCTTCAATCATTGTTCATTCCTAAATTGGCTGTGCCTTGTTATGCATCTGCATGGTCAGGTCATGCGAAGCAATCCATCCGTAGTAGAACGCCCACCAAGTTTGCAGATCAGGCGTGAAGTTGTGAGGACGGGAAGGGCTGTTGCAGTAGAAATTCCAGGCCTTCTCAATGTTGCTGATGTCGTAATTCATTGGATGTGCGCTCGCGCTAAGTGCTAATCGAGGAAATCGGCCTGCCTCAAAAGTGCTTTATGTACTTGTTCATGGAAAGCCACGGTCACTCTGTGTTCAATGACGCGCAAATGGTTTTCTTCAATCTCTGGCCAACCGAATACGGCAGTTCGCTCTTCCGCACATGCAAAGGCACTCTTTAGGCAATCGCTGTATTGCTTTAGACTTAAATTGCTCCCGTTCATGAATCAACCTCACCTCGGAACTTGGACAGGGCTTCTCGGATTTCTTCGATAACGGCGGCGGCTACCTCTCTGCGGCCAACCGTATACTCATCGTCGGAAAGCCTTGCACCTCTGGATGTCGGACCCCATGACTCCGCGATCGCCTCGATGCTTTCAACCAACCCCATCACCTGAGATTGCTCTGATGCGGCCTGGCGGAGCATTTCTGCGTTCATGGCGTCAAATTGACCATCACCGCAGTCGCTTGCATCCAACACATCAGCCGCATTACGCATCTCCTTCGCCGAATACCGCCGCTTTTCGTGGGTCATGGCTGAGACTCCATCAGCTTTGCGATGCGCTGCTCGGTCTCGTAATGCTCTCGCTCAACCCGTTCCTCAATTTCAGGAAGTTCAGCGCAGTACTCGGAGACGAAGTTATTGTGTGTTCGCACGGCCATGCCTTCTGTGGAATCCTCTGCCTGGTCGGCTATGGCACCTAAGCTGCCGTCTTCCTTGAGGTTGAACACCATCGTTTCGTAGTACCAGCTTCCATAAGCACCGACTGCCGAGCACTGGCGATAGATGGTCGAGACGCAGTACTTACCCTTGATCCGCGTAGACATCAGGTTGTTGCTCATGGCGTGACTCCGATGCGCTTGTTCCACTGCTCTACGGCCCATCCCTTCTTCTTGAAGTCGAAGTAATAGCTACCGCAGCAATCCGCATCCACATCGCCCTTGCAGCTAGCGCTCCATCCAAGACCGTCATCCCAGCCGGGTAGATCAACAGCGCGGCTCGTTAACTCCGCTTCACCGCCACAGAACGGACACGGCATCAATTCCACCTTCCCCTCATCCACACTCTGCGGGTTGGTCATGACTGCTTGCTCCTAAGTGTTCGTTCGATGACCTGGCTAATCGTGTGCCAGTGCTCAATGGGGATGGTGATGAGGTCGATTCGGCCAGGGTCTTCGCTTTCCTGATAGATGGAGATGCTCGCACTACTCACCTCCACATCCGTCTCTAGCCAGTTGGGGATTACGTTGTAGGTGGTGGTCATGCGGCTTGGGTCCGTAGCTTTTCTTCGTACGAATCCACGAGAAGCTTGAATTCCCATAGCTCTCGCTCCATGACCTCGATGTAGTTGTCGTCGCGCTTGAATTCCTGCCACCAGAGTTGCTTGCCGACAGGCTTGAGGGCAGGGCAGTAAAGGCCGATATGCCACCAGTCGCGTCCGGTGACCCACATACAGCCCTGAACCTGGTCGAAGATGCCGCTGGCGTCGTTGTCGATATGGAAGCTGCGGAGCTTGGCCGGATCTACGAAGCACTTGTACTCAGCACCGCCGTTCTCACCTACGAGACCGTCTGCGCTTGCCCCAAAGGCGCCGTCATCCGTGGTGACGAAACCAGCCTCCATCACGATCAGGCCCGTCTTCATCTCGTGCTCCATGCGGGCCTCGGGCTCAAGCTCGTGACCGCGGCGCATCGACCACGTTTCGAAACCTTCGTTTAGGGGCTCGCCGCTGATCCGCTCGATCGCCAGGGTGAAGGCGTAGTCGAGTGCAGCTGACGTGGGCTGGCCCTTGTTAGGACCGGTCTTCAGTTTCGCCCGCGCCGTCTCGAACATGCTGGCCGTGATGCAGCCAGCACGGGCGGCATGCCACTCCGGACTACCCTGAGCGCACTGGTAGATCTTCATGCGCCTGCCTTCTCAGCATGCTTCTTGATCTGGCCGAACTCGGTCCCAACCATCACGCGGCTCCTTTCCGGGAGTGCCTTCCACGCCTTGATAAGCTCAGCCATGCCATTGTCAGCGCAGGCGTAGAGGTCCATGACGATCTTCTCGCGCTCGGGGTTGTCAGCAGCCACCGGCTCGTTGGCCGAAGCGCGTGGCTTCGATGCACCACGGCCGTCGTCATCCATCCCCTTCGTGGACAAGCCTAGAGCCGCGAGAAGGGTGTAACGCTGGAGGTACGTGATGGCAGACGCGACCTGCTGAATCTGGTTCTTGGTTCCACTGTCCTCCTTCTGACTGCGCATGGTCACCTTCTTGCCTGTATGGCCCTGGCAGTGCGTGATCTCGCACGTCACCTCGATCCATCCACCATCTGTCTGGTTGATATCCCAGCTATTTGAAAGGCCGTGCTTCGCCATGGCCGGGATGGCTGCATCAGTCACGTCCGAAAGCTCGGCATGGTTGTAGCTGGTGGAGCCCTTGGCGGTCTGGAAGTGAACGCGCTTGCGTTTAAGGATCTCCACGGCCTCCGACTTGAAGCCAGCCATGGCAACGTCAAACGCCTTCTTGGCCTGATTCGCCTCCCAGCGCTCATTCATCGCCATCAGGCGTTCCATCTGGTCAAGGTTGGCGCCCTGCGTCATCGCCATAGCCAGAAGATCGGCTGGGGTAGGTGTGGTGCCAGTGGCGAGCGGCGCGCTCACCTGGCGGCTTTCCTCAATCGGGGCAAGGGCAAGCTCGCCGTCGATGATGTCTTCGTTGTGAGCCGAATCGGTCATTTCGAATTCCTTGCCGGGCAACCCCGGCGTGTAAGTAGATGGGTGGACCGGGCCGGTGCTGATCTCCGGCTTTGGCATGCACTGGCTCTCAATACCCGGGGTTGATCGAAGCACTACCTCTATCCATCAAAGACGGCGCCTGCGTTATATCGATCGATTGCAGCGCATCAGCCTGCGCATTCCGGTCCATAAACGTTGACTAGTGAGGCGGCTCGGGCGGGATAGCGCTATCCACTTACCGGCTCGTTGCCTAAACCGCCTCACTAGTGCGCCGTAGGCCACGGCGCGGGGCTTTCAGTGGCCGAACAAGGCCGTAACGATCAGCAGCATCCCGATAGCAATCAGCACGGCATACGCGCCCTGCTTTTCCTCACGGGTAAGCGGCTTGTGCTTCATGGATTCGGCTCGGCACTTGGCTAGGTAGATCTCGAATTCGGTCATGCAACCTCCCCATGAGGAATCGGAGCAAGCATGGTTTCTGCTATAGCCAGGCATGCCGAGCACAGATCGTAGCTATCAGTCGCCCATTCAGCTTTGAAGCGGATAACTGCGTGGTAGGTTTTCCCGCATGCATTACATTCCGGGTAGGCCCAGCCTTTGTTCAAGGCTTCCGTGATGTTTTCCGGTGTGTGCGCCATCGTATTGAAGGCGTGATCAACCGATGCCTTCGTTCGTCCATCGTGAAACGTGTCCTCGGCGTTCCAGTGCGAATATTGCTCACGGAATCGAATGGCAGCGGTTCCAGATACTTCGCCCGATGTAACGGGCCGGATAAGAGCACTCATGCCGCCATCCCTCCACGCGGCTCGACCACACGACGCATGACCATGTGCCAGTTCTTTCCCCACGCGCCGTATGGGCCGTAGTACGTGACTCGGTTGCCATGCTCGTCTTGCAGACGGCAGAGGAACATCATTGGGTTCTTCGGGAGGGCAGTCACGGCAGGGTCACCTTGAATTTGGTTTTGGCTTCGCGGTAAGCGATACGGGTCATGGCGTCTTTGATCAGTTGGCCAGCCTGCGCGGTGTCGTGGTCTGCGATGGCCTCGGCGACCTTCGCGTACGTCTCGGGCTCGATGGATGCCCACTGGTTATCGATCCAGTCTTGATCGGTGGTTACGTGGCCGATCCAGGCGAGAGCGCGAGCCTCATCATCGATAGTCCGAAGCATTGCTCGGGCGCTCATGCCGCACGCTCCACGAACTGGAAGCCAGCAGCTTCAAGTTCCTTGGTCAGCGCGTCCTTCTCGTGCTGCTTGCGGATCGAGTTGACCGCGGCATCGCAGCGAGCCAAAAGCTCCGCGTCCCCAGCGCCGAAGGTGAACTCCAGCGGCGCGTCAATCGCCTTTGGCTGAATGAGGTTGTGGCCGGTGATGAGGTTCATGCCGACGCCTCACCTAACTTGACGACCTCTTCTGGGTAGACAACCTCTACACGCTCGTCGTCGCGGTGATCCCCGAAGAACGGCTTATCCCACTTCACATCGAAGGCGATTCCGCTCTTATGCCCTGGCGCCGCACTGATACCGGTAACGACAGCCGTGCTACCAATGTCGTAGTCATCGAATGAGCAGGCGGTATGAACAACAACAACTCGGTCACCAGGCTTGATGTCCATCTTCGTCTCCCTGCCGGGGTGTCCGGCTGTGGGAGAAATATTAGCTACTGGCTAAACACGTGTCAATAGCTACCAGCTAAATATTTTAGCCAGTGGCGAGATCTGCCGAAGATGCCCATGCGACCATGGCGCCGTCGCAGGCGGAGCGACTACATGCTTGCAAGAAGCAGATATGCTTGCTAGCTTAGCAAGCACCAAGTCAACCCGGACGCGCGCATGAAAGAGTCTAAGCAGTCAAAAGGCGGTCAGGCGCGTGCAGTTGCGCTTAGCCAAGAGGATCGGAAGGCGATCGCTAAGAAGGCCGCCGCTGCACGGTGGGGAGGGAAGATGCTTCAGGCTACGCACAAGGGGAATTTCCAGGGCGACTTCGGCATCGACGTAGAGTGCTACGTCCTAAATGACGATTCTAAGACGGCGGTCATTAGTCAGACTGGGATGGGTCGCGCCGTCGGATTCAACGCACGAGGAAGCTCTATCCTGAAGTTCGTTGATGGACGGACGATGTCGTCTTACGTCAGCGCCGAACTTCGAGAAAAGCTAGAAAATCCCCTTAAATTTCAATGGCGACCAGTCGGCGCCGAACATCTTGTTAGTGACGTGAATGGATACGATGTCACCCTTCTGATCGACATCTGCAAGGCGATTGTCGCGGCGGAAGGCGCTGGGAGACTTCTCGATCGCCAGCTACCCATGGCACAGCAGGCCCATATCATCCTTGGCGCCTCGGCAAAGGCTGGTATCAAGGGCCTCGTTTACGCGCTATCTGGCTATGACCCTACGAAGGAAGAGGTCATTGCGGCGTTTAAGACCTTCGTCAGGGAAGAGGCTAGAGAGTGGGAGCGTGAGTTCCCAGAGCAGTTATACGAAGAGTGGTACAGGATCTATGAGATACCCAGGCCTGAGCGGAACCGCCCATGGAAATTTAAGCATCTGACCGAGGCGCAGGTGTACAAGCCTTTGGCTCGAAGCAGCGGTCGTGTTCTTGACCTAACGAAAAAGCAGCGCGACGAGAGCGGCGATCGCAACAAGCGTCTTCACCAGTTCTTGTCTGAGGTGGGAGTCAAGGCGCTCAGGAGTCAGCTCGGCCAGCTTCTTGGTATCGCTCGACTGTCTTCCGGCAAAGAAGAGTATGAGGCCAATTTCAAAAAGCTATTCGGCGAGCAATACGAGCTCAACTTGAAGTGATCAAGTAACCCCGCTTAGGCGGGGTTTTTCTTGCCTACTTGGTGACGTACCACCAAGCAACGCCGAGGCCAACGAGGGTTGCGCCCCACCATGGGGCGCCTGTCCAGATGCAATACAGCGCAGCTCCGATGAAGACGGCTTCTGCCACCAGAAGGTCTGGCCTGGTCATCGCCTTAGTCCGTCCAAAGGTAAGCCATGACACGCTCGACGTAAGCCACCTCGGAGTCTTCCCAGGTGTTGAAGGCATTGCCGTCAGTGACCTTCGTGAAGGTCCACACGCCGCGGTCATGACCTTGATACGTCCTGAGCGCGCGGCGTCCGTCCATGAGGATCACGAGGGCTGGTCGCCCCTGCTTCAGCTCGCCGCCAGGCGAAACCACGACACATTGGCCGGAGGCAAGAACCGGCTGGAAGGCATGCGAGAGAATGCGGATGGCATAGGCCTCAGGGTCGTCGGTTGGGAACGATGTTTCCTCAGCCTCGCGGTCACCTTGCTGCCAGATCCCTTGCTCGTTCATCTGTACGGCCCCCTCGATCCTTATCCGCCGAAATGGTGGATTGGGAGCATGAGCGTGAGTCGCATCAGATGGTGAGACTGGATCGGAAGTCCACTGCGGCTGATCCATCCAGCCATGGGGCTTTGATACTGATGTCTCGATCTTCCTGGCAACGTCATCGCCCATCTTCTTACCGCCTTTGAGCTGGCTTAAGAAAGAAGGGCTCATCCCGCCTAGGCGCTGGGCCTGATCCTTGGCGCGTGTTGCGCCTCGGCCATCCAGCTCGTTCAGCAGGGCCAGCAAATTACGGTGGCGAATCTCTACAACATCCATGTGCATAGCTTAGCTTCCGGCTAATGGAAGGAGTTTAGCTGAGGGCTTGACGTTAGGCGTTAGCTCGTGGCTAAATAGTGTCCCATGAGCACCCAACCCCTCGAACGCGTCATCGAAATCGTCGGCACCCAGGAAGAACTGGCTGCTCGTCTCGGCATTAAGTCGCCTTCGATCAGCGGATGGAGAAACCGAAACAAGGTTCCGTCCGAGCGCTGCATCGCGATTGAGCAAGCGACGAAGGGCGAGGTGACGCGCTACGAGCTTCGACCTGATGTCTTCGGCGAAGCCCCCAAGCCAAAGCGGAAGGCGGCTTGAGCCATGGACAGGTCCCATCTTTTCGATCTGACCGAGCAAAACGGCAAGTCGCCGTGGAATCCGAGCCGGAAGGCTACGACCCGTGTGCCCGAGCCACACCTTCCGGCACCAACCATTTGTCGCTACGACGGCGCATCCGTCGAGATTCGCCACCACGAAGAAGTCTACGGCCGCGTCTATGGCGAATGGCCGTGGATGTACGTCTGTAGTGAGTGCCAGGCGCGCTGTGGAATGCACCCATTTACCGCGATTCCGCTTGGCACGATCGCCAACGACGAACTGCGCAAGGTTCGTACGAGCTGCAAGCCGGTCTTCGAGCGACTTTGGAAGACACGTCAAATGACCCGTAGCGGTGCCTACGCATGGCTTGCCGAACAGCTTGGTATCGATCCATCCGAATGTCACTGGGGCCTGTTTGAGGTGGATGTTTGCCTCCGAGCCCGTGATCTCAGCGCCACTTTCACCTAACCCACTTCCCATACCCACACGATTCTCCGAAAGGAAAAGTTCCATGTACGACGATCCGAGCCACATCCGCGACCGCGCGATGAAGCTGAGCCTTAGCGATGACGAGTTCGACGTAATCAAGGCTGTAGCGCGACTCAACAAGCGTCAGCCATCAGCCTTCGCCCGAGAGATCGTTCTCCAAGCCATTGAGCGTATGGAACAGCTTAGCGACCAAGCGCATGCGGCTTGAAGGCACCAAGCAGTCACTGAGGAAGGTCTATGCCTGACATCACGCTAGATCTGAGCGAACCGGAGTACCAGCGCCTGCTTAAGGCTGCGGCCCTCCAGGGCAAGAGCATCAACGACTTCGCAGAACAGGCGATGTCCGCAGAAATTTCCCGGCGTTACACGCTTCCGTCCTCTGGCGGCCGTGTCGTCACTTTCCAGTTACCGAAAAGAGCGAAGTAGGGGTACTGATCGGTGAATGATCTGATCCGCCAAGAATCATCGTGGGACCGTCAGACCATCGCCAAGGCGGTATCTGTCCCTGCTGCTCGATCGACTGACGTGGAAACATCCCATATCGCCGCGGCTGAGTACACCGCCAGCGGTAAGCGTGGCACCAACGTGGCCAAGGTCATTGCCCTTGTCCGTGCCAATCCTGGCCGCACAAGCGCCGAACTGGCACGCCTGTCCGACCTGACCCGCCACGAGGTTGCCCGTCGTCTTCCTGAGGCCGAGAAGGCCGGGGCTGTCTACAAGGGCCCCAAGTTCCGTTGCACGGTCAATGGGACGCTCGCTGTTGGCTGGTGGCCGCTCTGATGTCTAAGCAGTATTGGGAAAAACTGAAAGATCCGCGTTGGCAGCGTCTTCGACTTGAAGCCATGTCGGCTGCTGAGTTCGCCTGCCAGGTCTGCTACGACAGCAAGAGCACTCTCAATGTGCACCACAAGCAGTACTTCAAAGGACGTGAGCCTTGGGAGTATGAGGTGATGCAACTGTCTGTGCTATGTGAGTCGTGTCATGAAGAACAGCACAGTGACGAGGATCAGTATCGTCTCGTAGGCTCATATCTTTCGCTTGATGGGCCCGGATCACGGGACTGTTGCGCATCCTTGGTGGCCGGGTTCGCGAGGATTGCGCCGCCAACCAAGAATGGCGACATGTACTCGTATTTCCTAGGCATCATCGCGCGCCTTATTGAACCAGTCACATGGCAACATTCCGAGGAATTCTCGGGGCTCATAAGCGATGCGATCAAAGACGCTCCGTTGGACGAGGTCCTTAGGCAGCTAGCTGATTTGGTCGAGAAGGAGCGTGACCAATGAGCCGCGCCCGCAACATCAAGCCTGGATTCTTCAAGAACGACGTGCTCGCCGAGTGCGATCCGCTCGCGCGCATCCTGTTCGCTGGCCTCTGGTGTGAGGCCGACCGGGCAGGGCGCCTCGAAGACCGGCCGAAGAAGATCAAGGCTGAATGCCTTCCCTACGATACTTGTGACATCGAGTCGCTGCTCAATCAGCTCGTATCTCATGGCTTCATTCTTCGTTATGAATCATGTGGTTGCCGATACATCCAGATCCTTGCGTTCGAACGGCACCAGAATCCTCACAAGAACGAAGCTATCAGCACCATACCTGCACCTGAGTTGCACCGTACAAGCACAGTGCAAGTTCCGTCGTCTGACGGAACGACTCCGGCTGATTCCTCTTTCCTGATTCCTGAGTCCCTCATCCCTTCGGAGATAGATAAGCGCGCGAGCGCAACTTCGGCAGGTGATGCGGCAGTGGCGATGCGGAAGGCTGGCGTTTCCACGCTCAACCAAAGCCACCCCGATTTCCTCGCTGCCCTGGAGGAAGGCGTGACGCCGACCGAACTGGCCGACGCAGTTACGGACGCTAAGGGTCGCGGCATCGCTGGATCAGGCCTGTTCACCTACGCCATTGGCATTGCCCGAACCAACCACGCCAAGACCGCCAAGGTCATCGAGCACCCAGCCGCCAGAGCGGGCCCTTCATCGCAGGCCCCATCGAAGACCCGCCAATCCATCAAGAACTTGCAGGACACCGCCGATGCGCTCATCCAACAATCCACCGCCGCCCTGGCTCATCAGGGAATTGAACACTGGCCTGATGAAGCTCCAGACGCTCAGCTTGGACGGGCATCCGGCGCATGACGTGATGGGCGGAACGCTGGCGGCATGGGTCGAGGCGATCTGCACCGGCCGAGATTTCAACGAACAGGATGACGCACCGCGGTTCCGCCGTGCCTTCGCGACCCTGATGCAGCGAGAGAGCCGTTGGCCGTCGCCTGCACGGTTCCTCGAAGCCCTCCCGTCCAACGTCACACCCTTCCGCAAGCCCAAGCTTCTGGAGAGCGAGAAGACCCGTAAGGCTCGTGTGGCTTCGTTCGCTGAGATCGCCAAGAAGCTGAACATGCCGCGTCCTGACGATGAAGGCCCGGAGGCAGCGTAATGCGCAAGCGCCCGGATCTTCTCTCCCCGCGAATTCTCGGCACGATCAAGTTGGCCCCTATGACGGTCAAGCAGATCGCCGATGCGCTCTGTGCCAGCGACGAGTCTGTGAGGCAACTTCTGTTCCGCATGGAGGAACGTCGCCAGGTTCGCCGCGCTGGATTCGCCCCACGATCCAAGTTCGGCACTACGCCGTACCTGTGGGTGGCGCTATGACCACCGCCATCTCCCGCATCCACGCACGCCTAGCGCATAGCCCGGCCTGTGTGCCTGACCTTGCCATCGAACTTGGTATGGGCCTGACCACGGTCTACGAATCGCTCAAGCGGCTGGAGAAGAAGCGAAAGGTTCGCCGGATCGGATTCGGCTACCGGATCAGCACGCGGTGCCGTACTCGGCCTTACCTGTGGAGCGCGGTATGAGCCTATCCACCATCCTAACCCGCTTCGTCATCTGCATCCGCCACGGCCACGACTGGGTACGCGCGCACCGTCGTGATGGGTCGTCTTACATGCGCTGCCAGGGGTGTCGGGAGGTTAGGTCGTGAACGAATATTTCGTTTTGATGGCGGGAGCGTGGATCTTCTTTGTCGGCGCTATTGTCGGCCATAACCATGGTCGGCAGAAGAAGAAAGATAAGGAAGCGTTCGCCTGGGAGATTCTGGAAACCCTGTCGAAGGGGAGTAACAAGGAATCGTGCCGACTGATCGGCATGGCTCTTGAGATCGATATTGATCCGGGCGAGGATCTTGGCGAATACGTGCAGTTCGCCTGTCGAGAGGCGTGGGTTGAACGTCAGAGGCAAGAGCTTCGTTACCAAGAGTCCATCCTTGACCGAAAGCTCAGGGAAGGTCGGCCATGACTCAAACCGTCATCCTCAAGCCCGACAACGCCCGCGACCGCTTTGCCTACGCATGGCGTCAGGCCTGCGAGATCTTGCAGTTCGGCAAGAACGTCAAGGTGACGCTGGACGAGTTCAAGTCGAAGCGGAGCCTAGAGCAGAACGCAAAGCTCTGGGCATGCCTCACGGACATCGCCAATCAGGTCGAGTGGCCGGTAGACGGCAAGCTACAGCACATCACGCCGGAGGACTGGAAGGACATCCTCAGCGCTGGCCTGCACAAGTCACAGCGGGTCGCTCAGGGAGTGGAAGGTGGTTTCGTAGTCCTCGGCCAGCGTACGTCGAAGATGACGGTAGGCCAGATGGTCGAGCTTATCGAGTTCATCCAGTGGTTCGGCGCTGAGCGTGGTGTTCGGTGGTCTGAGCATCGGGAGGCGGCATGAGGCGCGGCCTGATTCACATCATCCACTGCAAGGTCTACTACAGCCGTCCGGCGTTCTACCTCCGCGCCTGGCTCTACGTCCGCTTCTTCATCCGCTACGAGATGGCTGGGTGTGCGATTGAGGCTAAGGTTCGGGAGGGGGTGAAGTGAAGATCGTCAAGTTCAAGGACGGCACGTATGGCGTACGTCGCGTGTCTTTCTGGGTGCCGTTTCCGTGGTTTGAATATCTCGATCTTCGGAGCAATAGCCTTTACTGGTGGGACCAGAGGGATGCGTACTTCACGGATTGTCAGGGGACACTTGCTGAGGCGCAGGCACGAATGAATCGCGCCACGGATAAGGGGCGTCCGATATGAGCACCGCATCCGAGAAGCGCTGGTTCGCCGCCGTAGCCTCTCTGGAATCGTGCGTTCTGTGCGGACGATTCGGGGTACAGGTAGCTCATAGCAACCAAGACCGCGGCATGGGCCAGAAGTCGCCTGCATGTGCGACCGCAGCCCTGTGCCCCGAGTGCCACCACCAGATCGACAACGGCCGAGATCTTCCTCAGGACGAGCGCCGACGCCTGATGGATCGCGCCATCGTGAAAACCCATATCGCGCTCGCTGAGCGTGGGCTGCTGAGGCTGGCGGCATGAGATACGCCGCCCGTGTTGACGACAACCACGCCGAGATCGTCAAGGCAATCCAGCGCATTGGCGTCTACGTGATCGACTGCTCCCACGTTGGCTCCGGCTTCCCGGATCTGCTCTGCGCCTATCGGGGGCAGTGGACGATGATTGAGGTCAAAGATGGGTCGAAATCGCCATCACGGCGGAAGCTGACGCCAGCTCAGACCATCTTTCACGCCGAGGCTCTGGCTAAAGGCTGCAAGGTGCATGTGGTCGAGGATGTAGACCAGGCGCTTCGCATCCTATCGGCAATCGGGACGAGGAAGGCCGCATGAAGACCGGCACGTCACCCGGTAAGCCAACCGGCTTCGAAGACAAACCTGACGCCGCTCTGGAAGGTCTGGAAAAGATCCTCAGCCGAGAGGTCAGGGTAGCCCAAGGCGTACTTGCCAGGGTTCGAAAGGAAATGAAGCGGAGGTCTCGCCATGGGTGAGCTATCCCGTCCCGAGATGTTCGCCGAGCGCGTGGGATGCGCCGAGCTTGCGGCCAAGGTCAGGGAAGGCGGTGGATGCCAGTTTTGCCAGCACCGCGTGGAAGGCTGGGGCCGTGTCGCCTGTGACCAGCCACATCGCACCTTTCCCCGCTGCCTTACGGTGCCGGGGATCTCGTTTGAACCCGATTACGTGAAATTGCAGGGGTAGGCCATGAGCCGAAACAGCACGCTTGAATCAAGACTCGTGGAGTGGGCTCGGGAATATGGCGGCAGTCGGTACGACGATACCGGTTGGCAGGGAATTTCGCCGCTGTACTCTTTGATGAAGTACCACGGCAGGCCGCCACAGGGCCTAAACCCTAAGTCTACGGCGGACTGGACGCCAGCTGATGACGTTCAGATGGTCATCTCGGAACTTGAAAAATCGGACTGGCTAAGGGCGCAGGTCCTCAGGTGTGAGTACCTTACGCCTGGGCAGCCTATTCACTCCAAGCTACAGCGGCTACGTTCTCTGGGTGAGAGCATGGGAAGGAGTACCTATTACGCCAGGCTAAGGTCTGCCCGGAGGTTTGTCGCCGATCGCCTAGGCATTCGTGATGATGAACTTGAAATGGAGGTCATCGGATGAGATTCGGAAGCGGCAATGCGGCGCTAGATATTCACCATCTAGACGAAATGCATTTCATCTATGCCTTCTTCTTCGAGAACGGGGACGATATCTACGTCAAAGTGGGGGAGAGTGTTAAACCGTACATGCGGCTAGAGGCCATTGTCTCGGGTTCACCATTTCGTGTCAGCCAGGCTGTTTTTTGCCACGCTGGAGGGAAGTCGGTCGCTCGAAAATTTGAGGCGCTAGTGAAAAAGGCGCTTTCCAGCTTTCGCACCAGAGGCGAGTGGTATGCCTTCAAGAAGGAGGACTCTGCGACATTCCGTGCTGGCATGGCCGCATCCTTCGCTAAGGCCACGGGGCGAACGCTGAAATGGACGAGGATCGACATGGCAGAATTCCGGGCGAAGTCCTGTAGGAACGGCCTGCGCTATATCCCGAGGTAGCCCACTTGCGCTGTGGACAAAAACCGGTATATTCGCGCCATAGCTCAAAGCTGCCTCTACGCCTCGCCCTAACCGGCGGGGCGTTTTCGTTTGTGGCGCCTGTCTCAGCCGCCACCGCCATCCGTACCCCGGTTCCCCTGCCTGTACGGGTGGCGTCATCTTCGGAATGCCCATGAACCCGAGCGTCAACGCCTACAACCTGGCAAAGGAGGCGGAGGGCCTTCGGCTGGCCGCTTATCCCGATCCGGGGAGTGGTGGTGATCCGTGGACCATCGGCTATGGCAGTACCCGCGGTGTCAAGAAGGGCATGACCATAACGGCTGGCGAGGCAAATGCCCGGCTTGCGGTGGATATGGCCGAAGCTGGCAACGCCGTGACCCGGTGGGTGGACAAGCCGCTCAACCAGAACCAGTTTGATGCCCTGTGTGACTTCGTGTTCAACCTCGGAGAGGGCAATTTCCGAGGATCAACCCTGTTGAAGAAGCTAAACGCCGGAGACTATGCCGGCGCAGCCGCCGAATTCGGGAAGTGGGTGAAGGCGTCTGGCAGGACACTCCCTGGTCTAGTGACCCGCCGCGCCGCCGAACGTGCCTTGTTCGAGCGGGCGGTGTGATGGGAAGGAAGATCGTCTTGGAGCATCCGGCCTACCAGTCATTGTTGAGCGCCGCGAAAAACATCCAGAGTGCGGCTGATGTGCGGGATGTGCCACAGATGGCCCTGGACCTCCTCCAGAACGCCCATGCAAACGTCCGCAACTCGATCGACGTGCTCATGGAGCGCGACCCGCTCAAGCACCGGATGGGCCTGATCTGCCTGATGTTGCAGGAATCGACAGAGTACAAGGCGGACAAGGTGGATGGACGGATTGTTGAGGTGACCGAAATCACCGATGAGCACCTGTTCTCCTGGGCCATCCGAGACCTGCATCAGCTGCCCGTGAAGTTCCGCCAATGAACCCACTGCGCG